ATCCTAAAAAAGAGCCGCAGGCGTAAGCCCTCACCAACCCCACGCATGAGGTCTGTGGCTGTGCGCCTACCCGAGGACGTGATCGCTTGGTACCGAGAACGCTACGCCTTCAATTACACCGCCTCCATGAGAGGGGTACTGTTAGCCCACGCTAGACTTAAGGGTATGAAGGAACCCTCACTCCCACTTGACACTGTAAAGGAATAAGTTTACTTTACACCCATGACCCCAGAGAAAAAAATCAAAGACAAGGTAGTCGCCTTCCTCAAGAAGGAGGGTGCCTACTATTTTTTCCCTGCCACGCATGGCTACGGACGTAGCGGTGTGCCCGACATCGTTGGGTGCATCGAGGGTAAATTCTTCGCTATCGAATGTAAGGCGGGGTCTAACAAGGCTACCGCCCTACAGATACGCGAGATCGAAACGATAAGAGCAACTGGCGGCGCAGCCGCTATCGTCAACGAGCAAAACCTCGACTCCCTGCCCGAGTGGTTCCGGCGAGTTCGAGCAGGAACATGGAGACTATCGTGAATATACAGCCCACAATGTTTCCCTTCGTGAAAGGGAAGTCCGACAAGTATGGCTTTACGCCTACCTATCGCAGAGCTGAATGCTCTAAATGCCCAGTGACCATAAGCTGGGTCGATACTACTAAGAACGGCGCTACAGATCACATCGTGGCCCTGAATTTACGTAAGCGTAAATGGCATATCGACGAGGAAAACGAGCAACACATCTGCGCTAAATGCCAAGGTTTGCCTGTCGTTAAAGGCCGCCGATACTACTATATGAAAACCCCCAAAACAGAGGTCCCTGCAATGTTCTTTAAGTCCAAGCCCAAGCCAAATGTCGAAGAGACCCCCACGAGCGTTACCGTTACACCTACGCCAGTAGAGGCAGGGGTTTCCTCCATCGTGTATCCTACTCCTGCCGAGCTTCGTACGATCAGAAAGCTGCTTGACGACGTTTATGAGCTAAAGGGTCAATGCTACCGCGCAGACTACTCCGATAGGGCAATAGCTCTTATCGCTAATGTAGCTGAGGAGTGGGTGACCATCGAGCGCGAGCTCGCCTACGGCCCTGCGGGTAGTCCTGAGACCGAGGCAGAGGCGCAGGTGCGCATACTCAACGAGCTGGTAGATCAGGCCAGACATCACGCAGAGGAAGCCGAAGCGGTGCTTCAGCTGGTTGAAGAGAAGGTCGCTGCCCTTAAGAAGAAGCTCGCCTCCTAACCATGGCCAACATCCCCCTCACCTCGAAGCAGATAGCGATGGAGGCAGCGGAGCTGTTGGTGCAGCACATTAACGGTTTGCAGCCTAGGTGGCTTGTCGATTTGAACGAGCCGCCTAAGGTGGTGAGGGCATCCCTTGGTATCGAACCCTCGCTTGAATACAAGGCGGCAAAAGGGACGTACTTCATCCGTGCCCAAGACGAGCTCGAGGCCTTCATGAAAGCCCGCAAGATGGAAGCAGAGAAATGAAAACGTATTACACGACAAAAGACATTGTTATCCCTGCGGGGACAAGGTTACACGCGCCACCTACGCATAGTAGCCGTTGGAAGAATGACTATGACGCGCCAGTTGCTCTGGGTAAAGACCACTGCGGTTATTTCAGCGTGGATATCGCGGAGGGGATCAAAGCTGGTTTGGTTGAGGAACGCACTAAATGAACATCATCACCCTCGACTTCGAAACGCTCTACGGCACCAATTACAGCCTCTCGACTATGACTACTGAAGAATACATACGTGACCCTCGCTTCGAGGTGATCGGGGTGAGCGTGAAGGTCAATGACGAGGATGCTGTTTGGTTCAGTGGGACGAAGAAGAAGACCAGTGAATGGCTGGACCAATTCGAGCTGGATAAGCACCTCTGCATTGCTCACAATGCCGTCTTCGATATGTCAATTTTGAACTGGCACTTCGGCATCCGCCCCAAACGGATCGTCGACACGCTCTCCATGGCGAGAGCCACTGTGGGTTCTATGACAGGGGTAAGCCTAGCCAAGCTGGTTCAGCACTTTGGCCTAGGCGAGAAGGGCACTGAGGTTGTCCAAGCGTTCAACATGAGGCGCAGGGACTTTGGGGCTGACCAACTCGCGGCCTATGGGCGCTACTGCTGCAATGACACAGAGCTGACCCGTAAGCTGTTCGACGTGCTCGCCGTGGACTTCCCTCTCATGGAGCTGAAGCTGATCGACCTGACCATCCGCATGTTCACCGAGCCTGTGTTGGAGCTGGACCACGAGCGGCTGGAGGAGCATCTCTCTAACGTGCTAGCCCGTAAGAAGACGCTCATGGACAGCATGTCGCTAGAGATCGAGGACCTGATGTCCAACCCAAAGCTAGCCTCTGTGCTGGACTCCTTGGGTGTAACCCCGCCTATGAAGGTGAGCCCGACTACGCAGAAGCAGACCTATGCTTTCGCGAAGAACGACGAAGAGTTCACCGACCTGCTCAATCACCCCGACCCCACCGTGCAAGCCATCGTCGCTGCGCGGCTGGGCGTGAAGAGCACCCTCGAGGAGACCCGCACCGAGCGGTTCATTAGTATCTCAGGGCGAGGTTCACTCCCCGTACCCCTACGCTACTATGCGGCGCACACGGGACGCTGGGGCGGCGACGACAAGATCAACCTCCAGAACCTGCAACGCTCCTCCCCACTCAAGAGCGCCATGATGGCCCCCGAAGGGTTCATGATGGTGGACAGCGACAGCAGTCAGATCGAAGCCCGTACGTTGGCATGGCTAGCGCAGCAGGATGATCTGGTCGATGCGTTCGACCGCAAGGAAGACGTGTACCGGATCATGGCCAGCAGCATCTATGGCAAAGACCCCAAGGACATTACGAAGGACGAGCGGTTCGTGGGTAAGACCACCATCCTCGGTGCAGGCTACGGCATGGGTCCGGCCAAGTTCAAGCTGGCCCTGAAGAACGCTACGCCTTCTGTGGACATTACGCTCGACGAGGCAGAGCGGATCATAAGCACCTACCGAGAAACCTACCCACGGATACCCGAGCTCTGGAACGAGGGTAAGAAAGCTCTTGAGGCTATCCTTGGGGGTCGCACGACCGATCTTGGTAGACCGGGGGCACTGGTGGTTAACATGATGGGCATCCGACTGCCAAACAATCTCTATGTCCGCTACCCCGGCTTACGCTGGGTGGAGCTCGAAGAGGGGGATAGGCCGCAGTTCGTCTACGACACGCTCAAGGGCCGCACCGTTGTCCCTAACCGGATATACGGAGGCAAGGTCATCGAGAACGTCTGTCAGGCTCTCGCCCGCATTGTCATCGGGGAGCAGATGCTCTTGGTCGCTAAGCGCTACCGCCCCGTCATGACCGTCCACGACGCCATCGCTATCGTCGCACCCCAAGAGGAGATCGACGAGGCTCAGGCCTATGTCGAGCAGTGCATGCAAACCCGCCCCACGTGGGCACCAGAGCTACCCCTAGCCTGTGAGGCAGGGAACGGCTTCAGCTATGGAGAATGTTGATGAGCAAGCAAACAGTAGAGCAGCTTCAGGCAGAGATCGCGTCTCAGGCGGCGCAGATCGACGAGCTAAAAAATCGGTTATCCGTTTTGGACGAGTTTCGGGTCGCGTCCCAAAACAAACTCATTGCCGCTCACGAGCAGCATTGCGAGCGGTTTCGGGCCGTTGGTATGAAGGCATATGCGGAAGGGTTTGACGATGCTTGGGCGTCGAATTTTGGGGGCGGATGTATAGATTCAGAACGAGACGAATGCTGGGAACGCTCCGACGCCCGCGCCGCCCTACAGCCCAAGGAGGGGGAGCGATGAGTGACGTCATTAACCTCGCTGACCACCGCCAGCCTATCACCTATGAGATCACCATCACACACTACTGGGATGACCGGATCGAGATGTGGGTCAAAGGCGTAGAGGATGATCCACGCTCGAGAGAGGTGGTGCGCGAGACACTACAGAGAATTGTAGATGGCTGGGAGGATGGAGAAGAAGCATGACCCAACATCATAGTACCATCACGCAAGATGAGTATGATGCCCTCAAGGTGGCTCTCGCTGCGCGGGATGCCGAGATCAAGCGGCTGCGCAATGGGCTTCAAGATATCTACCTAGGTGTAGCAATCCCCAAGGCCCATGCTTTGAAAATCCTCACCCATAAAGGACCCAACCTGTGAGCGACGAGCCCGAAGAATTTCACCCCTATGTGCGGCTGCTGTTGGCCCGCATGAAGTCGAACCCTGATGAGTACCATCCAGAATATAAGAGCGAGGAGATGGACAGGGTGAAGATTTTCTTAACCGACGAGGAGCTGGCGGCAGTCCGTGCAGCAGAGCGCGAAATACTCCTAGGTCGCTATCACCAAAACCTCATGCAGACCATCCTGAAGTCCAACGAGCCGAAGGAGGCTGAAGACGAGAAGTACCGAGCCTCCAAGCTGTACGCACAGGGTGCTACCGCTGGCCAAATACTAGCAACCTCACAGAACGGCCACACGTGGACCAAGCTGGACCATGACGCCTATCTGGCTCAGAGCCGCAACATGCAGAACTCACTTCAAGGGGCTCAGCAGAGCGCCCTTATGCAAAGCCAACTTGGAGGCTTGGCTCAGAGCCCGCAGGTCTACGGCGGCACGGGTGCCACAAGCTTCAGAGCTGAAACCGCATCCGAAGCATTAACGGGTGCCATCAACAAAATCCTAGGAAGGTAGCTCTATGTCTACCCAAGAACCTAACGACCCCGTAAACCACCCATCGCACTACACGTCGAGTAAGGCATGCTGTTCCCACTGTGGGAAGCCTATCGAGTGCATCGATGTTACTAGGCACATGGGGTTTAACCTTGGGAACGCTACCAAATATATCTGGCGCTGCGACCTTAAGCACGACTCTATAGAAGACCTCGAGAAGACAATGTGGTACCTTCGTGACGAAATAGCGAAACGAAAACGAGAGGTTACGCCGTGACTACATGGTCCTACAGCAGCATCAAGACCTTTGATCAGTGCCCGAAGAAGTACTACCACCTCAAGATCGCCAAGGACGTCAAGGACACGGCTGGCCCTGAGGCAAGCTATGGGCATGAGGCACACAGTGCTGCCGAGGAGTTCGTTAAGAACGGCACTGCCGTACCCTCCAAGTTCACCTACATGCAGGGGCTCCTCGACAGCCTCGCGGCTATCCCCGGTGAGAAGCACACGGAGCTTAGGCTTGGCATCAAGCTAACAGAAGATGGGTATGCACCCTGTGGGTTCTTCGACAAAGACGTCTGGTGGCGCGGCATCGCGGACTTGGTGATCATCAACGGTACCAAGGCGAGGTCCATTGACTATAAGACTGGCAAGAGCGCTCGCTACGCAGACCTGACCCAGCTGGATATGATTGCCGCTGCCCTGTTCCTGCACTTCCCCGAGCTGACCGAGATCAAGTCGGCTTTGGCCTACGTTGTTAGTGGGGACTTCCTCCCCAAGAAGCACGAGATCGAGAAGCACAATACCTACCTACGCACGTTCGATACCTCGCTAGACCGGCTAGAGAAGGCCATCGAGAGCGGTGTGTGGAACGCCAACTCTTCAGCTTTATGCGGTTGGTGCCCTGTGGTATCGTGCGAGCACCATTATGTCCCTAGGAGACGATGATGCCCTACGTGAACAAGCCCCGCCCATACAAGAAAGAGTATGAGCAATATCATAGCAAGCCCGAGCAGATTAAGAAGCGCGATGAGCGCAACGCTGCCCGTGCCAAGCTGGCTAAGAAGGGCGTAGTTCACAAGGGTGACGGCAAGGACGTCGACCATAAGAAAGCCCTCTCCAAGGGCGGCTCCAACAAGCTATCAAACCTACGTGCGGTCAGTGTCCACAAGAACCGTTCGTTCGCACGGAACCCCGACAGATCAATGAAGTGAGCCCATGTCCATACTGAGCAACTACCACTGGACGGGGAAGCTGACCCCGTACGCCCACCAGAAAGTTACAGCAGACTTCCTCGTCAACAATCCCAAGGCCTTTTGCTTCAACGAGCAAGGTACGGGTAAGACCGCATCTGTCATCTGGGCTGCTGACTACCTCATGAAGCAGGGGCTGGTGAAACGAGTGCTTGTGCTCTGCCCACTGTCCATCATGAAGGCCGCGTGGCAACAGGACCTGTTCAAGTTCGCCATGCACCGCAGTTGCTCCGTAGCCTATAGCTCTACGGCAGAAGGCAGAAAGAAGATCGTCCAGTCCGGGGCCGAGTTCGTAATCGTTAATTTCGACGGTGCAAACATCCTCAAGCAAGACCTGATCGACGGTGGCTTTGACCTGATCGTGGTGGACGAGGCGAACGCCTACAAGAACCCCGGCACTAAGCGGTGGAAGACCTTCAAAGATATATCCGCGAACGTCCCCCGCATCTGGATGCTTACGGGTACGCCAGCAGCACAATCACCCCTCGATGCCTATGGCCTAGCCAAGATCATCAACCCTGCCAACACCCCCAAGTACTACGGTTCATACCGCGACATGGTGATGTATAAGGTGAGCCAGTTTCGCTGGATGCCTAAGCCGACAGCCAAGAGCGTCGTCCACAGTGTGCTCCAACCCGCCATCCGGTTCGAGAAGAAGGACTGTATCGACCTGCCCCCGGTGACCTACGTCGAGCGTGAGGCACCCATGACCCCTATGCAGCGGGCCTACTATAAGCTCCTACGCAGTGAGATGCTGTTCTCCGCAGGCGACGAGTCGGTTACCTCTGTCAACGCAGCCGTAAAGATGAGCAAGCTGCTCCAGATCGCCTCAGGCGCAGTCTACACGGATGCTGGAGAGGTGCTTGAGTTCGACGTGAGCAATCGCCTCAACGTCGTGCTGGAGGTCGTGGAGGAGTCATCGCACAAGGTCCTGATCTTCGTGCCCTTCACCCATACCATAGAGCTACTTCAGAACCTGCTAGAGAAGAACAACATCAGCTGCTCCGTGATCAACGGTGCTGTGCCGATGAATAAGCGGTCGCAGATCGTGCAGGACTTCCAAACCAAGCCTGAACCGCACGTGCTGATCATCCAGCCCCAAGCAGCCTCTCACGGTCTCACCCTCACGGCGGCGAACACCATCATCTGGTACGCGCCTATCTCGAGCGTGGAGACCTACCTGCAAGCCAATGCCCGCATCGACAGGCCGGGGCAGCAGAACAACATGACCATCTATAACATTACGGGTAGCGACGTAGAGACACGACTCTACAACATGCTTCAGACGAACGTGATGAACCACCAACAGATAATCGATCTTTATAAGCAGGTCATCGCTAACAACCCTTGACACTGTATAATGTAAGATTATTGTGGTCCCGTCCTAACTCGGAGCAACCCATGTCTACCACCCTAGAAGATAAGATCAGGGCCTACGTTGCAGCGCGTGACGCTGTGCAAGCCCTCGAAGCCAAACACGAAGCTGAGCTCGGTGAGCTCAAGACCGAATTGGAGGAGATCAGCAATGACCTTCTCTCAGTCTGCAACGAGCAGAACGTTGACAGCCTGAAGACCCCTGCCGGGACGCTAAGCCGCCGCGTGAGCGAACGGTTCTGGACTACCGATTGGGGTGCAATGAACGAGTGCATCATTAAGCATGAGGCACCGTTTCTTCTGGAACACCGTATCCATAACGGAAACATGCGGACGTTCCTCGAAGAGAACCCAGAGGCTCACCCTGCGGGCCTCCAACTCGACCGTAAATATGTAATCCAAGTCCGCCGTCCATCGGCTAAATAGGGGATATACCCATGACTGAAGACGAACACTTTGACTTCACAATACGAACGCAGGCGTTAGGGAGCGCACTTAACTACGTAGCTATCCTAACTCCTGAAGACAAAATCACGGTAGGCCCGTCTCTTGTCACAGAGATTGCCGACCTCTTCTACAACTTC